GGTCATAGAAATGCCACTCTAATTATGCATACGGATCCTACAGATCAAGAGGGACCAAATCTTGTAGCTGTATCTTCCCATCTTGGAGTGTCGCAGAATGTCCTCTTCTCCAAAGAGAGACTTGACTATGAAAAGATGAATGTTCTACACAACATCTCAGATTTTTGCGTCAATATTTCCTATGCAGAGGGATTTGGCCTTTCAACTCTGGAATCTATGATGGTTGGAAATCCAATAGTTGCTATTAAGACTGGAGGTCTAACTCGGCAGGTCGTAGATCATAGGGACGGAACAGAAAATGGAATTGCCCTCCCTGTTGAGTTGAAGTCTCTTGTCGGTTCTCAGCATGTTCCATACATCTACGAAGACTATGTTTCATCTGAGACTGTAGCTTCTGCCTTCATGAAGCTCTATGAGATGGGACCAGAAGGAAGAGAGGCCCTTGGTAACAAGGCTAAGAGCTATGCAGATTCGGAATTCAGCTATCAAAAGACGATAGATGATTGGGATAGAACTCTAAATGAGCTTCACGAGAATTGGAAGAACAACAGAAAGAATTCTTGGAAGGTGAATTCAATATGAAGAAAGTAGTAATCAAAGGGCCTCTCCTTTCTAAGTCTGGATACGGCACTCATGCTCGTCAAGTTTTTAAGTGGCTCTTAAATAGAGGCAATCAAATCGTCTGCGATGTCACGCCATGGGGAATCACTCCTTGGCACATAGACCCATCCTCTCTTGGTGGTTTAGTTGGAGAGGTCATGAAGAGGACTTCTCCAAGCCTCGATGGTGTTGAGGCCAGCATCCAGATACAGCTCCCAAATGAGTGGAATCCAAATCTTGCTCAATTGAACATCGGAGTTACAGCTGGAATAGAGACTGACAAGGCCATCCCAGCTTGGGGAGAAGCTTGCAATCGGATGACGAGAGTTATCGTTCCATCTAATTTTTCCAAGTCTGGCTTAGTGGCTGCTGGAGCTGACCCAGAAAAGATTATCGTAGTCCCAGAGTCATTTTCTGAGTCAATTCAGAAGGGACAGAATGGCCCATCCGTTGAATTGAATCTTGATGATGTGGATACCCCATTCAACTTCCTTCTGTTTGGTCAGATAACCTCTCGTGACCCAGAGACTGATAGAAAGAACATACTCTATACTGTCAAGTGGTTTTGCGAGGAATTTGCTGGGGATAAGAATGTCGGACTAATCATAAAGTCAAACCTCGGAACAAACTGTGTGTTTCACAAGCACCAGCTAAAGGACTTCTTTACCATGCTTGTGAAGGAAGTCAGAAAGGGAGACTTTCCAAGAATTCATCTTCTCAATGGAGACATGTCTGACCTTGAGTGTGCTTCTCTATTGAAGCACCCAAAGGTATCTGCAATGATTTCATTTACTCGAGGAGAGGGCTGGGGCCTTCCACTGATAGATGCAGCAGCTTCTGGCCTTCCCATCATTGCGACTGGCTGGTCTGGACATATGGATTTTCTGGGGGTTGGAAAGTTCAGCAAGGTATCTCATGAGCTTGTGAAGATTAATCACGAAAAGATGGACAAGAATCTATTCTTAGAAGGCTCTCGATGGGCAAATCCAAATGAAGCAGATGCAAAGAAGAGGATGAGGAAGATGCTTGAATCTCCAAATCCTCCAAAAGAGTGGGCCCTTGAACTCCAGAATAGAGTGCATGAAAAGTTCTCTTTTGAGAGCGTTAAAAATACATATGAGACCAAGCTGGGTGGAATGCTGTGAATTTATTCCTCTCTTCAGTAGTTTTCTTTGAAACATTTTTTCTATTTTTGGGCTCTTACTATCTCTACAAGTGGGGAAAGATTCTCATCAATTTAGAAGATTCAATTGAAGACTGTATCGAAGCCCTTGATGAAAGGCAGGAATCAATTGACAAGGTCTTGAAGATACCTCTTTTTTACGATTCACCAGAAATTAGAAAGGTTCATGAAGATATTAAAGCTTCTCGAGATGCAATACTCAAGGTCGCCTACATAGTTAGTCGGGTTGAAGAAGTTGAAGAAGCTCAATCTGACAAAAAGGAATAGCGACTCATGTCATTCATTGAAGGCAGAAAGAAGATTTCAAAGTCTAAGACAAAAAAGGACCCATATTTCGGCCCAGATGTTCAAAGTGCTATTCAAGAATTTCTGGATGAATCTCGAGAAGATAAGAGAAATGAAATATTTGTCGCAAGGGTCTCTCCTGCTTTTCATAAGCTGGTCGAGAGCTTAATCTACGTCTACAAGTTCATCCAGCCAAACGAAAGTATTGAAGATGTAAAGACTGAGTGCGTGAGTTACCTCTATGAGAGCTTGAGAAAGTTTGACCCCATGAGAGGAACTAAGGCATTTTCTTATTTCAACGTTGTTGCAAGAAATTGGTTGATAGTCCATTCAAAGAAAGCCAAGAGAAATAAGAGTTCTCTTGTGTCACTCGACCAGTTCCAGAATCTCTCCAAGAGAGATAGGACTGCAATAGTCTATCACTCGGTTGTGGAATCTCCTGATGATGCGATATCAAGCGTCCAGCTTCGAGCAGAAATAAGAGAAGTTCTTTGCGATGTCAAAAAGCGACTCATGGACCCAAAAGAAATCTGCTGCATGCAGGCAATCATCACAATCTATGATTCGGTTGATGAAATAGACATTCTCCATAAGAGAGCTGTTTTCTTCTACATAAGAGATATTAGCGGTTTGAACTCTAAAGAGGTATCCTCTTCTCTTTCTAATATCAGGAGACACTACAGAGAAGTTGCAAGGGAGCATAGAAAATAATGGCATCTAAATCAAATATTGAAAAAGCTCTTGACAAAGCCCTCGATGATAAGAAAAAGATAGACGACTTTGCTGACCTCATCGATTCGATAGAGAGCATCGATGATAAGAGAAAATTCCTCTGGAAGGAAATCTTTCAAAATGCAATGAATGACCGCCAGCATGCTTACATGCTTTTCTTTGACCTCTACAAGTCTTGGGGTTCTACAGCAATAGAGCACAATACTTCTGGTGCCGTCCTCGTGAAGTATCTCGAGAGGATGAGCAAGGCCAATGAGCAGCTATTGAAGCTTGCAGATATTATAAGGACATCTTCGGAGGAGGCAAAGCTCACTCCAGATGAAATCTTCGATAAGATTTCAAACGGAGACTAAAGTGCCAAACAAGCCAAATATTGGAAACATATTTTCCAATTCTGAATCAAGAAGGGAAATACTAAATCCTCGTGAGCAGCAGTCTTTTATTGAGAAGGCTGTTGTTTCTTATGTTTTCACGGACCAAACTACTTCTTCTGAATATTCAAAGCAATTGAGTTCTATTTCTCAGACACTGGACCCTACGAGAATACCGAGAAACAGCCTTATCGTGAGGAGAGTATCTAAGGGTCTTGACTCTATCGGAAGCTCAGCTGCTTTGGCTTATCCAATGTTCTCCTCGCATCTTTCCATGCCAGTAAAAGTTGGAGAGATGGTTTGGATAATATTTGATAGAGACTTGAAGAATATTGGATATTGGCTCTCAAGAGTTCATGGCGACGAACTCTGCGAGGATGCAAATTATTCTCACTACGATAGAATCTATAAGCCTACTGTAGTTCCATCATCCAGCCCTGGAACTGCAAATAAGGCTCTTGGAATTCCAAAGCCTGGAGAATATCCTCCAGAAGACGATTTTCCAAACTTCTCTTTGTCTCAGAATTCAGACTACGAATCTATGTTCAGAACATCCAGTTCAAGAATAAACTTGGAGCCTGTTCCAAGATATTCGAAGAAGCCTGGAGATTTTGTAATTCAGGGCTCTAACAACACGCTAATATCCCTTACAACAGATAGAGGCTGGGATTCTTCAACTGTTCCATCTACAAGAAGCAGCGCTTATAGCGTTTCTCCATCTTTTTCTGGCACTATTGATATTGTTGCTGGGCGCTCTCGTTGGTTATCGAAGGGAAATTCTGGAAGAACAATACCTCCATCAAGGATAAACACTCGTGGATTTTCAGAGGTAAATAAAGACCCAAGAATTCTTGCAGCAAGCGGCTCTGTTATCAATCCAAACGAAGGAGACCCTGATTTTCTTGAAGACGCTTCAAGAATTTATGTCTCCATGTCTACTGAGATAGACAGAAAATTCATGGTCTTTGAAGGGCAAGAACAGAAGCCAACTGTCCCAGGAGAGTTTCAGGCAAGATTAGTAAGCGGCTCTGCTGGAATTGCAATCAAGTCTGACCAGCTGAGACTGGTTGCCAGGCAAGATGAAGTAAATGGAATCAACGGAAGCATACACATCTTAAAAGAGGGCACAATTGCATCTGAGGGTGACCATGCTTGCATCTCTCTGCTTGAAGATGGAAGCATTCTTGTCGCAGGAAGAAGGCTCTATTTTGGAAGGTCTTTTCCCGATGGAGGCTTGGGAGATGGACCAGCTGATTCACCGAGCGGTGCTCAACCATATATCAAGTATCAGCAGCTTGAAAATCTTCTTACAAAAATCATTAATGATGTCCAGACTTTTTGCGATACACTTTCAACCCATACCACTCCTGGCTATGGAGCTCCTTCTGTTCAAATTAATCAAGCCGCCGCGGCTTTGAAATCTGCAATAGAAGTAAGAAAGTCTGAAATACAGAGCATAAAATCTACAAGAATTTTTGGAGAATAAGTGCCAATATCTACAGTTCCATCAGAGCTTACAAAGCTTAAAGATGCGATAAAGAAGGCTTTTGATAATGCTCAGCAGAGCGGTTCTGCCACGGGAGCAGAGCCAGATTTGATAACTCAAAATCTTGCAGATGAAATATCGAATGCTGTCGATGTCTATGTGAAGACAATAATTGTCACAGGAAACGTGGTTGGAACTACTTCTCCAACACAAGAAGCAGTAACTGGAACTTTTACATCCTGAGCTTTCATTAAGCAAACTATTTATTGTCTTAGGAGGGCCTGCCTTTGGCAACAGCCAGAGTTTACAGCTTCAAATCATCTGGAGAGACACCCTCTAAAGTAAGAGAGAGGAATTCTCAGCAAGAAGTCTTGCGACCTCCAATAGGGATTAAGACGCCTCTTGAGCTTGGCTCAGGTGCTGATGGTCTCTTGAAGATGCATAGAGACTTTTTGACCACAATTTCAGATAATTTAAGAAATCTTCTTCTGACAAACAAGGGAGAGAGACTTCTTGATTATGAATTTGGAGCTAATCTAAAAGAGCTCTGCTTTGAGCTTGGAACTGATGAAGCAGATGCTGAGGCCATAGATAGGATAAGGACTTCTGTTGGAAGATACCTTCCTTATGTTAATTTAGAGACTTTCGAAACTTTTACTGAACCATCGATAGATAGAGGCGTGGCAAGAGTTGGAATTAGAATAACATACAAAGTTCCACAAGCTAGCCAAGAATTGAAAAAAATTGAAGTAATACTCTACTCAGTGAGCTAATAATGGCAGCAAGCAATAGAGAAAAGCCAATAAGAGGATATGTTGCTAAGGAGTTTAATGAACTCAGGAGCGACCTCCTCAGGTATGCAAGGACTTTCTTTCCTGATAAGATACAGGATTTTTCTGAATCTTCAGTAGGCGGGCTTATGCTTGACCTTGCTGCAGCAGTTGGGGACACTTCAACTTTCTACTTGGACCATCAATTCAGAGAGCTGAGCTGGAGCGATGCTGTTGAAATAGAAAACATCGAGAGGCTGATAACGAATAATGGCGTAAAGATTATCGGAGCAACACCGTCTAATGTGGATGTCACTATCTTCATAGAGGTTCCTGCTGTTGATAGTGCTGGCGTCAAGACACCAGACACTACAACTCTTCCTGTTGTTAGGGCAGGCTCTCTCTTTGAAGCAAGCAATACTGTTCCATTTACAACAATTCAAGACTTGGATTTTTCTGAGACGGACCAATTCGGAAATCTCATAGCAAAGATTATTGTTTCTGAGACTGACGATACGGGAGTTCCTCTTACTTTTATCCTTAGCAGAGAAGTTAAGGCTGTATCAGGAAAAATTTATACTGAAAGTTTTTCAATAAACTCAAGCTATGTTCCTTTTAGAACAATATCTCTTTCGAACTCAAATGTGAGTGAAATACTCTCAGTAATCGATTCAGATGGAAATAACTACTATGAAGTTGAAAGTCTGACGCAAGACACCGTCTTCGTAGGGACAAGAAACTACTCGCGTGATTCAGAAGATGTTGAACAAGTTTTGGAGCTCATTCCTGCTCCTCGTAGGTTTGTTCATAGAGTATCTCTTCAGACGAGGGGAAGCACGCTTCAGTTTGGTGGCGGAGATATTGGAACAACTGAAGATGACATATTTCCAGACCCATCCAAGCTGTCTCTTCCAACATTTGGAAGGGGAACTATTCCAAGATTCACACTTGACCCCAACTCTCTTCTAAGAACTAACACTCTTGGAGTTTCTCCAAGTAATACTACTCTTATTGTAGTTTATCGAGCTGGAGGCGGAATAGACCACAATGTGAATGCGGGTTCGATAAGGACAATTAGAGAGCTCAACATAGAGTTTAAAAATGGTCCTTCACAGTCTCTGGCATCCAGCGTCCGCTCAACTGTCGATATTAGAAATTCAACTGGCGCTGTTGGAGGAGCTCGTGCTCCTTCTATTGATGAACTTCGTGCAGCAGTTCCAGCCGCCAGAAATTCTCAAGGAAGAATTGTAACAAAATCTGACCTCATAGCAAGAGTTTATTCTCTTCCGAGCAAGTTTGGAAGGGTCTTTAGAGCTTCAGCAAGGTCAAATCCAAACAATCCGCTCTCTACGCAGCTGGCTGTTCTTTCACAAGATTCTTCTGGGAGGCTCATACAGGCCCCAGATACACTCAAGAAGAACATTCAGAGATATGTCAATGAATTTAGGCTCATCTCTGATGCAATAGATGTTGTTGATGCAAGAGTAATAAACTACGGTCTTGTCATTGGAATCATTCCAAATCCTGACACCAACCCTCTTGAGGTCATAAAGACTGTCTTGTCAAGGATTAAGACTCTTCTCAATATTAGAAACTTCCAAATAGACCAGGCAATTCAAACTGCTGAGATTATCAACTCCGTAATAACAACTCCTGGCGTTCTTTCTCTTACAAAGCTTGAATTTCAGAGCCTAAGAGGCCTAATTGATTCAAGGCAGTATGCTGATACCTACTATGACTTTGAAGATAACAACCAGCGAGGTCTCATAGTTGCTCCGCCAGGTTCAATATTCGAATTGAGGTATCCTGATTTTGATATCGTAGTTACAACTGGATGATAAATGTTTGCAGTCATAACAGCTTCTTCTGACACATACATTACTGATAAGTTCGTTGGCACTGAGAGAGCAGTCTCAGGAAATGTTGGACTTGCAGGAACTTTAGACCTCTTTAAGCTTTGGGATGAGTCCAATGTTGTAACAGGAACTTCTGAGCTCACAAGAGTTCTTTTGGGTTTTGACTGGGGTCGATTGCAGGAGATTACTTCTTCTACTCTCGACATTAATGACTTCAGAGCTTATCTTAAGATGAAATCTGTCATAGGAGGGCAGCCAGCTCCTACAGATTTTACCCTCAGCCTCTTCCCGTTGAGCGCAAGCTTTAGAGAAGGAATCGGAAGAGACGTTTCGACTTTTTCCAATATCGATGCAGCCAATTTTATCTCTAATTCAATTGGTTCAGTGTGGAATGTTGAGGGAGCAAATGCAGGAGGACTCCTTGGTTCTTCTGATATCGACTACATTTCATCTGGAAATTTCGGAGATGGTCTTGGATTAAGAAGCTTTGAAGTAACGCAGAATTTTATTGATGGAAATGAAGACCTCGTGATGGACATCACAGACTTTGTTTCTGCTTCCATGGTTGGTCTCCTTCCATATCCAAACTTTAGACTTTCTTTTACAGGAAGCCAAGAGACAGACGCAGTAACTTATTTTGTTAAAAGGTTCGGCTCCAGAAATGCCAAAAATTCTCTTCTGAGGCCAAGAGTTGAAGTTTATTGGGACGACAGTAGATTTGATAGCAGAGAAATAGCAAGATTTGATGTATCGGGAACTCTCTACATTAGAAATACTGTATTCGGTGAAAGGGCAAATTTAGTATCTGGTAGTAGCCTTACACCAATAACAGGTCAAAACTGTCTTTTGGTTAGATTTACTACTGGTTCTTATTCGAAGTATTTCACTGGAAGTCAAGACAGCCAGGCAGGATTTATTGGAGGCATCTACAGTTCGCCATACATTTTTGCCTCTTCAGATACAGGAGTAATATCTGGCTCTCTAACTCTAGCTGATGCTCTGCAGGCTTCAGGTTCAATAACTTTTGAAGAAGTCTGGACATCTCTTGATGAGACTGTTGTTTTTAAGAGTGGAACTTTAGAAGTTACCTCACTTGAACCAAGCGATGACATCTTTGGAGATGATAGAGTTAGAATGACTTGCTCTGGTCCTTCAACAGCACCACCAAACACATTGATTTTGGTGAGATGCAAGTTCTTTGACCTTGCTCTTGAAGACAGGTCTTCTAAGTTTTCTATTGAGAGGAAACCAATTCCAGTCACGGGACTCTATAGAGTGATTGATACTCAATCAAAAGAAGTCTATATTGATTTCAACCTAACAGGAAATTGGCTCTCTGCAGATAAAAATGGAAATTACTTTGAATTCTACAGTGATTCAATCCCCTATGGAAGACCAGTCCATTTTGAGTTCAAAGTAAATTACAATGGAAAGAGCAGGATAATATCAGATGAAGGATACACCTTCACGTTAGGTTCTTGATGACTACTGTATTTAAAAGGGCAACTTCTAACGTTCTGAAGTCTGTCGGAGCTTCACCGTATTTCAGAGTTAGGTCTGTCGATATTGACAGTTCAATACCTCTTACGAGCTCTACAGACACAGTTCCAGGCGAGAGCTTACGCTCAACCCAGCAAATTCCACTTGACTGGTCTAAGTTTGAAAATCACACTTTTTTCAGTTCTGCTGAAGTCAATGTTAATGTTGCTTTTGATACAATCATCAATAGCTTTCCATTCGACGGAAGTCAAAGAGAGGTAAAAGAATTCAAAGACAACCTAACAGGGTTTGAAAAGTATGTCTATGATATATTTCCGAAGAATACTGGATATCTAAGATTCGAAAATTCCAACAAGATTCTTGTGAATGACATAAGGGGAGGTCTCATAACAGACCTTTCAAGAGTGAAAGACGGTTCTCCATCTCTTGACCCAGGTCCAGGCTCACTCTCATTCCAGTTCAAGATTTTTCTCCCGAGTGAGACAAACCAAAACATGACTATCTTTCAGAGGCTTTCTGGTTCTGATGGATACTCTCTTTTTGTCTCAAGCTCGGCATCAACCACCACAGCTTCAGTTTGTTTTTATGCAACTTCAGGAAGCGCGTCAATAGTCCTCTCTTCAAGCATCGATAAGGGCTCGTGGAAAGATGTCTGCGCTCAGTTCAATAGAAAGCCAGGCGTCAATAGATTGTTCCTCTATTTTGATGGACAGCTCTCTGCTTCTTCTTCAATATCTTACGAATTCTCAAGTTTTGATACAAGGGGTTCTCAACTCGTAATTGGTTCTGGTTCAACTCATTCCGGAACTGGCTTCTCTTTTGAGCCAACACAGCTGCTCTCAGGAGCCATGGATGACTTTAAAGTTTTCCACAAGGCGAGGACGGTTCAAGATATTTCAAGTTTAGTTTCAGGAGCAGCTTATCCATCGCAAGATATGAAGTTGTTCTACAAATTCAATGAACCAACTGGCAGTTTTTCGCAAAATAGCCTTGTAATTGACTCAAGCGGAAATGGACTTCACTCAAATATTGTATCTTTTTCTTCTACCAATAGGTCTAAAATTGATGGTTTTCCAACTTTCTTTGAGAGAGTTGAAGATAATCCAATTCTATTCCCGGACTATCAAGACCTTGTATCGATAAACCAGACGCTTCTTTCGAGTGCTTCTTACTATGACGACATCAATCCAAACCTAATAACAAAGTTAGTTCCAAAGAATTACTTTGAAGAGGGGCAAGCTGAAGCTGGTCTTGAAACCCTTGAAGGTGGAATAGTAGATTCATATCCTGCTTCAGGCGACTTGCCGGGGCAGGCAAAGTTAGGCTCTTCTCAAATTCTTTCAAGCCTTCTCTACATCTGGGCAAAGCAATTTGATGAAACAAAAATCTATTTAGACCACTTTCCAAAGCTGGAGTCTTATGAATATGTCTCCACGGGTTCTGTTGCCGATAATTTCCTTCAATATCAAGCAAGAAATTTAGGATTTGAGCTTCCAAAGCTCTTTACGGCAAATTCTTACAAGACTCTTGCATTCGGAGACAATATTGGAACAGACCCAGGCATAGGAACTGAGAGCCTTGTTAAGACACAGTCGGAAGTTTGGCGCCGTCTGGTTGCATCTTTTCCAGACATAATAAGAAGCAAGGGAACTTCATATGCTGTAAAGAGCTTGATAAGGGCGTTTGGAATAAATCCAGACACCTCTTTAAGGCTCAGAGAGTATGGTGGAGCTTCAACATCTTACATTGGTGGAAGGAGAATAAGAAGAACACAAAAATCAAGACTTGCAGTTACTGGTTCTTGGAATTTGACTTCTGATTATCTCTCTGGAAGCCGAATAGAGCCAGGATATCCATTTCCATCTGGAAGCCTTTCTCCTTCAGGTTCTGATGTTTCATCTGACGGTCTTTTTACTTCTGGTTCTTGGACTTGGGAAGGTCTTTTCAGGTATCCTCCAACGCGTGCAAAGAATTCAAATGAATCTTTGGTGAGATTTTATTCCACTGGCTCTTCTGGAAATTCTTTGTTGGTCAATGTATTGTCACAAGTTTCTGGGAACAACAGCGATGGTTCAGCAAACATAACTCTTCACGGAGCCTATTCTACTGGGACTCCAAATCCATTCAGTATGACGCTTTATGGTCCAACCCTTTATGATGGAAAAGATTGGCAGATTTCCTTTGGAAGAACAAAAGAAAGCGAGACAAGAAGCATTTGGTTCTTGAGAGCAGGAAGCTCTGTTTCGGGAGATATTGCTTCAAGCTTTGAAATAACGGCCAGCGTTACATCTTCTAATTTCGATGTTTTTTCAAATATTGATTCATCTTACAATAGTTCGGGCTCTTACTTTATTGTTGGAACAGAGCAGAATGTATCATCCAATGCTCAGTTTCTTAACACTTCTGATGTATTGACTGGTTCTTTCTCAGGAGATTTAAGCAGCATAAGATTCTATTCGAAGAACACTGAAAGAGAAGAGTGGCTCGAAAGAATTAGAAATCAAGAATCGCAAGGCGTTTCTAATCCCCTTATCAATTACAACTTCGTAACTTCTGAATCTGGTTCTTTTGAAAGGCTTAGGATAGATGCTTCATTCGAACAAGACACAATCGATTCTGACACATTAGGAAGCATAGAGATATTCGATTTTTCTCAGAATGGACTACACCTTTCTGGCTCTGGTTTCAATCCAAGTGAGACGGTCATTCTGAAAGAGGACTTTATCTTTTCAAGCCTTGAACCAAAATTCGATGAAAGGTCTGCGGATAACAAGGTAAGAGTTCGTTCTTGGCTTGATGAAGAAAATGTCGAGAGATGGGGAGGAGAGGAAGGTTCAGTCTTTGAAGTCTTGAAGTCAGAAGAGACTTCGGATGATATGAGATTTGGAATTGAGCTCAGCATAGTCAAGGCTCTCGATGAAGATATTGTTAGAATGTTTGCAGACTATTCTTCAATAGATAATGCAATTGGAGCAACATCAAGTCTTTTCGAAGATTCTTATGAGAGCCTTGAGTCACTCAGTGAGATTTACTTCAACAGGCTCACAGAAAAAATAGACTTTAGGAATATCTTCTTGTTCAGCCGTTGGTTCGAAGACAACATCTCTTCTCTTATTGAACAAGTCCTGCCAGTTAATACAAGATTCCTCGGGACAAATTTCGTGATAGAGAGTCATATGCTTGAGAGAAGCCGAGCGAGGTATCACTGGGGCGATATTTATCTTGGTGAGGAAGATAGATTGAATTCTAACTGGGATTCCAACACGATTGAGAACTATCAATTAGAATTTACTACCTCTGTGAGGACTTAAACTTGGCCAGCACTATTTCAGGTTCAGATATTGCATCTAATGCGAGGCAAGGAGTTGAGATAAATTCTTATTCTCAAGTTCAAGCATCTGCACTTCCAAGAATTTTTTCTAATTCAGAGCCAGTAAAGGTCCTCGAGGGCAGGAGCATATCTGGAAATGTCTTTTGGGATGAATCTGTAACAACGCAGATTAGCTCTAAAAAGCTTGAAATAGCTCCAAACCACCAAGCTGAGCAAAGAGACTTAGGTTACACCAAGCTCCATAGAGACGATACTGCATTTGAAGATTTAGCAGTTCTAAGCCCAGTTGAGTTTGTCTCAGAAGTCGATTTGCAGGCTCAGTATCCAGTAGTTCTTGACCTTGCATCGCAGGTCGACCCTGCTGATATGAATGGTGTCATAGAACCATTTCCAATAAGGGCGGATGCTCCTCAGAATAGAATAGAGGGCAAGCAGACCACAAGAGGTCCAGACGCTGGCATAACAAACTATGTCTCCACAGATTTCAAGGGCGACATTATCTTAGACCAAGCTGTCTATTACGAAGGATTGGCTGGAAACTATGAAGCCTTCCTTGAGATTGGCTCATACTCTGGTGATGAAATCAATATTGAGCCAATTCCATATGAGTCTTCTGATGTTCCACAAATCAAGCCATTCACTGACTCTTCAGATTCAGAGCTTGTTGCAGAGTATCTCACAGATGATGAGCTAGCTGCAGTAGTTGGAAACGCTACGGGTTCTTGGTCAAAGTTTGGAAAGTCTTACAAGTCAGCCCCAGCTGGCTGGACCATCTTAGACAACCAAAATGGAACTGATTCGATAGCTTTTTCAGATAGGCTTTCAGTTTCTGGAAGTCAAATGTTTGCATCAGGCAGCTTGATGCCACATCGATACATTCAAGAACCTCTGAAGATAACAAAGCAGTTCAATCTTGGATTCCCAGACTCTTTTTCTGATTCGAAAATAAATCCATTTGATGCTACAAGAACCATCGAAGGAAACCAGCAGTTCTATCCAAGCGTGGGAAGCGCCAATCCTACTGGTTCAAATTACTTTGTCCAAGACATTCCCGTGAATGGATACACCTCTCTGCTAATGAGAGGTCAGACTGAGCAGTCTGATTTTTCCACTATGGGAAATGTGGTTACCTCTGACGTTGTTCCTTTCTACGACACTTTGAATAAGTCTAATTTTTCTGGCCTCAATGGAACAGGAAGTGCTGTAGTAAAGATAAGCATAGATTCAGAATATAATGAAAATCATCTTCAATATGCAGGAAGGACTGATTCAAGGCTTGCAGCGACTGTTTCTAATTTTGGAACATTTCCGCAGCTGAAACGTTCCCTGTTTCTCAGCTCAGCAATTGGACAAAATAATGTTCCAAATGGTCTTTTTGATTCAACTGGAATAGCGGGAACAGGCTTTTTCTACTACTCTCCAACGAGAAAAATTTGGGTAGAAAAGAGATTTGACCACTCTACTTCTTTCTTTGACAATAACAGGTTTAAAGACTATTCAGATGGTTTTAATGCTCTTGAAATAAATGTCTTTAGTGGAAGCGCATTGACTGGAGATGACTACGTAAAAGTCACGACTGGTTCTTCTTCTACGGAACCAACGAAGTTTATATCTAAACAAAACGTGACTGGAACTGTTAATATTCTCAAGCAGTTCACTGCCTCTCCACAGCTCGGATATTTTGTTCCATACAGGGAGAGCCTCCTAAGGTTTGGATATGACAGAATAGGAACACCCACTTCAGCATTCGGCGCTCCGTTTGCTCCAAAGTATCATGCTTTCGATGAAGAGACCATAAAGCTTAGAAATTATATCAAGGGTCCATTTCTTCTAAAGAAGGCAATACTCAAGCTCCCAGTTACACTCTATAGAAGACATATTGAAACAGGAGCAACACACGGATATTCTCCTGGCTCAGAGCCTGAGTGGGTCCAAGATGTTGTTGGTAGGAAGGATTTGGATAATTATGTCTTCTTTCTCTATAGGCAAAGAAGAAGAAAGAAGCCGCAATTTAAGAATGATTCTCTGACTGACATAACATCTTCTATGAGATTTCTCATAGCCAGCGGTTCTGTTTGCGTATACAATTCTGCTTCATTTGGTGGCTCTTTTCAAAGCGGATTCTATGATGTCTTCGGACAGGGAACTAATATTTCTCTTGATGTGAGACAAGACACATTCTACAGTGGCTCTATTGTTGATATTTCTAAAACTTTAAATTCTTATGCTCTTGATTTTGTAAGTGGGACTGACCCATTTACAGAACAGCCACTGACTCTTGTTACAGAGCCACTTCACGGTCCATCTCTTTCTTTTAACGCAGACTTGCAAGATTTGAGCCCAAGCACAAGACAAGAGTTTCAACACACTGCTGTCTTGGAAGTTGAAATGAATTGTGGATACACAAAGGGAGGATTTGTTAATCCAACTCTGATGTATCTAACAACAAGCACGGGAAATTCTTCTTCAAGTCTTGCAGTTTGGCAAGGGAACTACACAAGGACTGGAATATTCAACAGATATCCTTATACTGGAACTTTTGCAAACCCAAATCCAGGGCGCACTTGGACTGGAACAGTAGAAGATACCCCAGTTCCTCCAATCACTACTCTCTTTGGAGAATTCTGGTATGGTGGAACTGGAACGCCGGCGTTCTCTGTAACGGGTTCTGACGAGTATGAATATCCAAATTCATACTTCTACAATAGAGTTAATAACTCTCAGTATTCAATGGAAAAAGATGTAACTCCAAGTTATGTTGATTTCAACAAAAGCACATTCCCAAATTTTGATATTGAAATCGGAAGGACTGGTCTGTCATTCTTTTCAAGAAAGACAAAGCCTCTTGATGCAGACATTCCAATTGTGATAGACGGAAGGGGGAAATTCAATCAATTTGTCTCTGACCAAGATTCTCTCAACCCAATCTTGCAAAGAACTTCTCTTGTAGATTCTTTAAAGAACAAGACGCTTTTAGGAGTTTCACCTTCAACACTAAAAGCTTCTGGAAGCAGTTTTGTTGAGAACTTGTCTTCTCTGCTTAGCGGATATGTTGTCCCAACAGAAGGAAACATTCACGTATCTTCAGAATATCTTCTCTTCCCAGAAGACGAGTTAGTCTTAGGTCTCGATGCTGGAGTAACACCACCACCAGATATCGCTCCTGCACACCATAAATTTGAAGCAGATTTCCAAATTGGAAATTCTTCTATGTTTGGAGAACTAATTCGAAATAATACAGACAATGTTAGAGCCACCACACCGGCAGTCCAGCCAATTCTAAAAGAAAATATCTGGCACCATGCTGGTTCCTCTTATCTAAGAATTCTTTCTGGCGAGGCTGAGCTCATCCTAATTGGAGACTATGTCCAGAATGAGTCTGCTGCTGTTATAACAAGGACAAGCATTCTTCCAGGAACTACCCTGATTGGAGACGAGCTCATTACAGATGAGTTCGATATTGCTGAATCTGATGCACTAAATGGAACGTATCGCTCTGATATTCTGACTGGAACAATTGGTGGAGTCTTTGAAAGAGCCGTAGCGTTCAATGGAGCAAGCAGGAATAATGCTTCTGGCTCAAATGTCCAGAGATGGTATAAAGTTTCAAGTGACCACGTTGTAAATTCTGACCTCTACTTCTCTGGTATCAATGAATCTCCAAATTCTGCTTTTAAGAACTCGCCAAATCTCCCAGCACAGATAGTGAATCCTCTTGCTCCAATACTAGGCGGTATTTCAATTGCATCAGGCTCTTTCTTTAGAGGGCAGCCTGCCAATAAGAGGAAGCCATCTTCTTTTGTTTCTGCTTACTACAATCCTAAAAAGTATGGTCAATTTAGACATCTCATAGAGGGAATTCCATACACTCAGTTCTACAACTTGCAACAGGGTGGAAATAAGGGCAAAATGAAGCCACCAATCTCTATTTCTTTCCAATCGGGTTCAAACAGCAGCCAGAACCTTTCAAAGAATTCAAAGATAGATGGCCCATTCTTCGATGAAGAGTGAATTGAAAATTGGCTAAGGAACATACGTAGTATGGGGGAGATGTTTTGGCCGGCATTTTAGAGCAAAAGTCCAGGATACTTGACTTCATCCTGACTCCTACAGGAAGAAGGCAGTCAATGAATGGAAGCTTGAGAATAAAATACGCTTCCTTCAGCGATTCTGGTGCCATCTATGAAGGAGACTCCAAAAATATTCTCGATGTCTCCGATGCCAACATTGGACTGGAGTCTTTCTCTCTACCCTGGGACCAGATAGTAGTTGAGACTGATGACAATGGAAAGCTCTACTCTTTTGCTGGGGCTGATACAAATTTCACGCCAGATGGAGTCGCTCTCTTCAGCGGTTCCATACAGAATATTGCTTCTTCAAGCATTGAACTTATTTCTTCTTCATCTCTCGAGTCTTTCAATAATCTTCAGCTGATAAAGACTTTCAGACCATCTACGAAAGATGAGGGTCTCGTTTTTAACACTGGCTCTTACACCTTTTCTATTGAGTCAACAAGACCATTCAATGGAGAGCCCAGCGAGACCAATGTTGATGAAGTGGATAGCATCTTCTCCAGCGCAAGATTTTCTAAGAACTTGAACTTTCTCTATCTGCCACCTGTCCAGAGCGACCAGGGAGGTGGTGAAGACGTCTCATTGGGAACTTATTTTGAAGCAAACGAAATTTCAAATACAGAAAATGTCTTTAAGAACCTTGAAAAACTTGAATACTTTGATTTTTCTGCTTCAAAGAACACAGAGAGCAATAAGATAATAATTCAAACTTTTGAAGAGATAGACAATAGTGTCACAAAGAGATTTTCAAAGCTTGATGTCGTTCCATTTGAGACAGACAGCAGTGGAAGGACAACGCTCTACTTTGTTGGAAAAGTTTTTATTGATTCAGTCGGCGTTCCAAAGTTCGTCAATATTTTCACAATGGTGATATCGTGAGAATAAAGTCCAGGATAATAGGAAGGGTCTTTAAGTTTGGAAGGCTTGGAATATTTGATTCAATAAGAGTTGGAAAGAACTATTCTTTTCTAAGAATGTGCTTTGGAATAGATCTTCAAAAAAGCATTTCATACAATGGAGTATCGATAGACATCTCTATGTATGATAAGCCGTTCTCGCTTGTCGAAGATGATGACATCGATATCCAAACAAGTTCAGATGAGCCAAACGCATTCTTTGGTCTGGCCAAGAAAGAATCAAAATCAAGAGACAATTCAGAGAAGCAGAAGGCTAATGTTCTCTACCAGACTTCCATAGACATAACAAAGATAGTTCCAAATGATTCTTCGAGAAGCATAACAGATAAAGTCTATGATGTCTATGAATTCTCTGACTCTAAAGTTGCCAAGAGCTCAGTGGAGACTTTCCCTGCAAATCTTGTCAATACCACAGAAAGAATTCCAACAGAAAGAGAATTGAGAAATCAAGTCCTAATTGGAAAGGACTTGACTGCTCTGGAATATAGACATCCCTCTGCAAAGATAGAAGACATTGTCTTTAGACCAGAGATATCTCTTTTTTCAAATAAGACTTCTAAAAAGATAGCAAGAAAGTTTAAGAAGCCCAGTCCATACTCTATTAGAAACCAAGAGACAAATATCAGTTATCGAAAAGGAAAGTTGAGCTCAAACTACTATCCAGTCTATGAAGACTTGAGAATTTCAAATAGAACTCTTCAAGACCTGAGCAGTGCATATTTCGTTCTAAAATTCATCAACAAGAATGGAAAGCTGATAGACCGGGCACAATTTACTGTGAATCTTAGTGCAGTGAAAGATGACATTAAGATTCACAAGCTTCAAGAAAGAAATGAAAATTCAGAAATCAAGTATCGAACTTACAAGACTGGCGTCGATACTGGAGGTTGGCAGACGCTCTCCAAGGACAGCGATGAAGACTTTAGGATGCTCCTGAAAGACTCTGGAAATCCCCTGATTGTCAGAAAGAAAGATGAATCAAGAGTGTTCTTGAGAAAGACCGTATCAACATCTCAGAAGCAAATTTCAAGTTTTGTTGTTCCTTTCTATCCAACAAGAAGTCTAAACAATTACATTTTTACTGTGAAGTCAATAGACACAGGATACTATTCTCTACAGAGAAGAGAACCACTCAAGAGAGAGCAATTCCGAGATATATCTGATACCAGCGAGTTTGCATCCACGGGAGACAATATCGAATTTGAAGACACAGACCTCCAAGATGGAAACTACTACGAATACAGGATTAGATTCACCGATAGGAATGGTAATCAGAATTACTCAAGCAACACAATTCTTAAAAAGTTTGTTTCAAGGGCTTATAACCAGATTGGAAACTCTTTCATTCAGCCACTAACGGGAAGCACAGGCTTAGAATTTGGTTTTACTGTAAATTTCGAGCAGACAAAATCAGTTGAAGAGTATGACAAGACACTTCTCGACTTAGGAATTAGGGCTGACATAATATCTGGCTCGAAGGCTGACATAGAGAATTATAACGGCGTCCCAGTGTATGAAGTCATAAGATACAACTTGGACAACGGAGATGTCGATTACTTTGGAAACTTTACTGACCCAGTTTTTATCGATGATTCGGCCACTAAGTCTGCAAGAAAGAGGGTAAAAATAACACCTCTCAACCCAGAAAACAGCTATGCCTACTGCGTGAGGATTGGAGAAAGGCCAATTCCATCTTTCTCACGTGTATCAAGGGTTTCATCTCTTGATGCAAACAACAGGTCTTATGAATTCAATGGATACAAGTTCCGCTCAAGGAGAGACTACACAAGCCTCCCATCCAACTTTGAAATGTCTCAGAAGGACAAAGACACGCGTTTCAATATTGATAATTTCGATATTGGACTTGAGAATTCGATAATCAAGAGGTCTTCAAGGGTCTCTGTATCGCTTGAAAATCTCACTGTTAGAAGGACGCTACTGAAGAGTAACATCTTAAGGTGGAATTTCAATTTTTCTGCAGTTGACCACTTTCAGATTTGGGCCCTTGTCGATGGTGTGAAGTCTCTAATAGGAACTGTTGATGGTTCAAGTTCGAGTAAGGGAGAATTCTTCTATTTGGATGAGCAGCTTTTTGATAGAGTTGGAAAAGTTACCTATTCTGTAGTTCCAATTGATTTCAATTTTAGGCAGATAATTCCCGAAGTTACAATTCAGATTGTAACAAAAAACAATCTTCCACTCTTTTTGAGGTAATAAGTGCCAGCTCAAACAAGCTCACTGCTAGATGAGATATCTCAGATTGCTCGACAGCCAGTTCTTGATGAAGAACTGACAGAAAAGCTACCAAATTACCTTCAAGTCTTAGGACAGAACTTTAAAGTTCCATTAGATGAGTCTAAGTTTAAGTCTCCTGTCTTCAGTAAAGAGAAAGAGGAATATCCAGACCAAATTGAAGCATCAAATGTCGGTGGTGCCCAATCTGAAGGAAATCCAGATGTTCCAAAGTCAGATCCATACAGTGGTAGATTAATAGTTGATGAAGAAACTCAACGCATATTGACTGGTCAGCGAAGAGAGACTTTGCAAACACTTGGTGTAAATGAAGGAAACCCAACCCCGTCAGAAGACGGTTATGATTTAGATTTCTAAAACTCACTATTTAGAAATAAGAAGGCTCATGACTATCAAATACGCATTAAAGGGAACTTTTTTAAACTCTCAACCACTGAGAATAATTACTGGTTCTCTTCCTGGAACAGAGGTTGAAGTCTTTTCTGGCGGAGTTGTTGGCTCTGGATTTGAAGATGTGAATTTAGGAGTCTCTGTCTTAGTTGAGAGACAAATAGACAACGAAGAGGAAGAGACAACTTACCAAAATACAGAATTAGGAGGAATATCTGCAGTTTCTGATTCAGTATCAGCAGACCCTCGACGCCCAGAGTTGATTCTGACAACAAGGCTGTTTTCTAATGACTACAAGAATTATCTGTCCTTAAAGAGTTTTGAATCTTCTCTCGACATAACTGACTATCTCTTTGTATCAAAGAGAATTAGAAACAATCCTCAATTAGCTGCAGACCGAGAGCAGAGAGTAACGGCTGCAAGACAGCAAAGAGAGAAGGCTTCAAGGGCTGTAAAGGGTCTTGACAAGATACTTGAAATCAAGAACACTCTCTGCTTTGAGACTGATTTCCTAAGCAACAATGTCAAAATTCATAAGAACAGTAGAAAAGTTCTTGATAGGCTTCCTTCTAAGTTCATAGAGACAACTGCCGGAAGGTCTCTTAATATCGAAAGGACCCTTCCTGTCATAAGTGAAGATGAAAATCTCACCAATTTGAACTCTCTTGGTGTCCTGATGCGCTCTGTTATGGAGCCAGATGATATCAGTTATGATTCTCCAAGCTCAGGTGAAGAATTCTTCACGCCAAAAGTGAATTCAAAATCTGTCAAGGGAATTTTGAATAAAATTTCAAACAATCCTTTAGTAATTACTGATTACGCACAGTTTGAAAAAGTTACTAATATTCTTGGAAGCGATTCACAGACAAGGCTTAAGAACTGCATAGCTTCTCTTTCTTATGAATGCCTGATGTCTAATGGAATTAACTCCATTGGGAAATCTAAAACTGTCAAAGGCTTGCTTGAAGAAAATTTTCCACCAAGAATCAAGAGCTATGAGAGCATAACACCAGAACAGAATACCGTAGTTTCTTACTTCAAGAGCCTCGAAGGGTATCAAATACATGACATCGAAGGCCTGAATCTAATCTTCAATGATTCTCTTAAGGCTGGAAGCCTCCAATTCGATGCACTTCAGAGAATAAAATCTGGTCTTGAATCCACGTGGGGAAACTACCTTCAGGATGCTGAAGATATTAGATTCAATTCAGAATTCTATGATGCTTACAGCTCTCCAGGTCTAATGTTGAATGTCATTGGAAAGCTTTTTAATGGGGACGTTGATCTATTAGAGATGGCTTTCTTCAAGTTCTTAAGCGATAAAGACAGTCTTACTAAATGGTATATTTTTAGAGAAATATTTTTCTCAGAATTTTCAGATGAAAAAGATCTTGAATCTTCTATTAAATCTTCAGTTTCTAAAATATCTACAAGAATTTTTTCAAAAGAACAATTTGAAGCTGAATCACAGGCAAAAAATGCAAAGCTCATATCAAATTTGATTAGAGGAATTCAAACTTCTAAAGTAGCTGCTTCAATGACAGCTCTTTATGAAGAGCTTAGTTCACAGTTGAGTGTTTTCAATAAAAATCTTCAAAACACAACTACTGCAACAAATATTACTGATTCCTGTCTCAAGATGCTTTGTTTTGAATCAGTCTTAATGATTGTCAATTTATTTACTAGTGTTGATTTAAGATCTAACACGTTAAAAATATCTAAAAGTGATAATCTAACAAGAGAAGAAAATATAGCTATACAAGTTCTCGAACAGCAGGGCCTCGGCGTGCGCGCTGCGGAACTCAGAGCTGAATTTCTTGAAGACTCTGGAGATCTTGTAAGCGAAACTTACAAAGTCTATTTTGAAGAGAACTCTAGCTCTGAAACTCAATTAACTACTTTTCGTTCTTATGCAAACTTTGGAAATCTCTCAAAGAACAACTCTCTTAAGGAATTGCAGAGCGAAAGTTCTTCGAATGATTTGAGGACAGTTATTCAGAGCCTTGCAGCTTTTGAAGACAGGCCCAGGGAGAGGTATGCTGCTGCAAGGCAGTATTTTGACTCTTACATCTCCAATGTTGATGAAGCCCTTGCGGCCGTGAACAACGAGAAGAGCCTGACAGCCAGCTCTATTGAAATTTACGGTTCAAACAACACGGGATATTCGAGCCTTTCTTCAGAAATGATTTCTGCAATGAAGCTCAATGTCGAGCTCAGCAGGCCTCCTCTAAAGATGGACTACAAGTCTGCTGAATCTCAGGCTGCTCCAACATACCTGAATCCATTTAGAGACTATCTTGTTTCTCTTGGAAGAGAAAATTCCATAATTGCTGCTGTAGGACTTCCATCCCTTACAGTTCAAAATCTAAAATCAGACGCCGCAGCAAAGTATGGAATCCCCTTTAAAGAGCTTGAGAGAAATGGATACGTCGATATCACCTTCTTTAAGAGAAACACACAGTTCTCAGAAGTGATTTTTACCGACACAAAATTCAGCTTTTATCCAAGGCTCCACGTTATTGCACTTCCAAACGAAGTCTATCAAGAAGATTTTCTTTCAACTTCTGATAGCTTTTATTTCTTTGTGTATGAGGACTCCACATGGAAGGCCGTCACCAAAGGGTATGCAATCCAGTTCGTCTTAGCGGCAACTGGATTTGAAACTGAGGAAGAGGCAACTATCATAGTGAATAATCATATCATAGATGCAGTTTGTAAGTCAGCCCTTAGAAACATTGGAAACGTCTCTCTTGATGAGATGATAGCAGTTGCTCCAAGAACAACAGTAATAACTCAAGAGGGACTTGACTTTCTTACGACATTTCTAAATCTACCACAGGCTCTCAGAATTATTTCTGAAAGTGGATTGTCTTTAGGAGATTTTTTCAGGCCTGTTTCTGGAGGATATGAATTTATTCCATTCTCTGAGCTGAGACCAGAAATCTTGGTCAGAACTGATGAGCCAACCCATAGGCTTCTACAAATTGTAATCTCTGATCCAATATTCTCGTATGAGAACTACTATTTGAGCTCTTCCAACTTCACGCCATTTGAAAGAATTTACTGCTGCCTGATTGACCCAGAGCTAGATTTTGACTGTGAAACAGCTCTTTTAGAAACAGATGTCTTGAATTATTTGACTACGAACGGAATCTTAGACGGGAATAAATTCACACCAGCAAAAAATTCAAGTCAAAGACTTGATATGGACGAGATAATTCTCTCTGTTGTTCTTGGCTTTAAATGGAAGATTAATTCTTCCTCAGTAGAAGTTGATAACTTAAGAGCTTATGATGTCAAACAATTCTCTCCAACTTGATTTCAAAACTATCAGTGAGATCTAAAATTGTCTTCTTACACTTCTAATCTCTTAGGAACCGTAAATTTGAGTAGCGCAGAGATATTGTCTGCCTATTTCAACTACGAATTCTTCACCACAGATGAAGCTCTCGTCGAAGGCAGCGTTCCTACAAGTTCTTTGCCTGCTCCAAGGTGGATTTCAATTGAGATAGCACCGCCTGTCCTGGACGAGCCTGAAGTTCAACAGATCTTTGGATACGCAACAAATCTGGACTTTTTAGATCAAAAGAGACAGCAAGAAGTAATAGACAATATCAACTCAATTTATTCTGCAGAAGATTTTGGAAACACAAGCGCTACAACTCTCTTTGTGCAAGACACTGCAATACTTGATAGGCTGTTTAAAACAATAAGACGCTCTGCAAGATACAGGGAATTGAGAGGAAATCCAACTGACATAGCTCTTGAACTTGCTGTATCTGCTTCAAACTCCCCAGAAGTCTACTTGGACCCCAATCTGCTTCAAAAGTTTTCTTCTAATTCAATATTTCAGGGTCAGTCTTATGTCTCAGAAGAAACTCTAATAGAAGAGTCAAAGTTTCTAACAGACTATTCAAGCCCAGCATCTTTCACGGTGAATGATAAGTTTCTTGCAGAGGTCGTTCAGTCTGCAGAGTCAAGGTCTCTTGTAGGTCCTGCGGCTTCTATTTCTCTAAACTACACGAGAGCAAAGGAGCTTCAAGACGCAAAGAGAGCAGCGACACAAACTTACAATCAGACTGATTCAGAATCGACTTTTGAAGCAATTGCATCTTTTCCAGCAGATAGCTTCAACTCTATTGTGGTGGCCTGCGCAAATATTATCTCAAGAAAAGAAATTCTTCCAGATGGAACTTATAATGTTCTTTCTCCTCTGGCAGTCTTGCCAGTGGGTTCAACATCATACATCGATTATCAGGTCAAGTATGGTTCTTCTTATTCCTATTGGATCAATACAGTATACAAGCTTAGTGCCACTTCATTGAATGAAAACAACGAAACTGAGACATCAGAAGTTCTCTTCCAGTCTCAAGCGGGAAATTCGACTTCTGTCCTTGCTATTGAGACGCTTCCACCTCCACCACCAGCCGATTTTGAGCTCAAGTGGGACTTTGAAGAATCAAAGCTGGTTCTTTTTTGGTCTCTTCCAAATAACACCAAGAGAGACATCAAATACTTTCAGGTCTTTAGGCGACCAAACGTCAATCAGCCCTTCAAGCTCTTGAGAGAGTATGATTTCAATGATTCTCAAGTTCTACCAAATAGAAACGAGAATATTCAGCCCTTGAATACCACCAAAGTTTCTTCTCCTCATAGCTTCTACGTCGATTCAGATTTTAAAGCAGGAAGCAGTGAATTCATCTATTGCGTTGCCTGCGTCGACGCCCACGGTCTTGTTTCAAACTATTCAATTCAATTGAAGGCAAAATTCGACAAGATAAAGAACAAACTTCTTGTTGAACAGGTCTCGCCCAGTGGCGCGCCACGCCAGTATCCGAACATGTATTTGAAGGGTGACTTTTTCCTTGACTCTATTTCAAAAAACGGTCTAAGAAATATTCGTGTCTATTTTGATCCAGACTACCTAAAAGTTGTTAAGAATATTTCTGAGGATTCTCAAAATGTCTCTGCAGTCACACAAGATTTGGCTCTTCTTTCAACAAAAGAATACAATATGGGTTCTTACAAGATATCAGTAATTGATTTGGACAGGTCACAAAATTCTGTCCTTGAGCTTCAAATTTCAGACAAGACTTTTTTGGCACCTTGATTAATTTTCAAAATTCGCTTGAACAATTTTAAGTTTTTTGACGAGCTAATACTTATTACTTTGAGGTATTACAACAATGGGCTTCTTAGACCACTCTACGTCTAATATCATAATTGACGCTGTCCTGACTGACCTTGGCAGGAGATTTCTTGCGAGAAATGACGGCTCTTTTTCCATAGTGAAGTTTGCTCTTGCAGACGACGAAGTGGATTATACACTAATCCAAAAGTATGGAAGAGCTGTAGGAAAAGAGAAGATTGAAAAGAACACTCCGATATTTGAGGCCCAGACCTCTTCGGCAAATGCGCTGAAGTATCGTCTAATCAGTCTTTCAAATCCAAACGTCGTGTATGTTCCAAAGCTCACTCTTGCAAGTCAGAATCTCGACGCAACTGGAAGCGTTATCACTCTTTCTTCCAATGCTTCGGTTGGTTCTGCCTCTGTCGATATTACAGTTACCCAAGAGATTACTGGCGTATCCACGATTGATGTCGAGCTGAGGGATAATCAATTCCTCATCAAGATGGACAATAAGTTCCTCCAGCTCGCCCGCGGGGCTCCCGATGTTATTGATCCATCTGGTATGGCTGTCTATACAAGACGTAGAAATCAGGAGACAACCTCTGCTGGTGGCTCTATCTTGAACTTTAGACTCACACTTAAGACCATAACTGATACTCAGTATTCAACTTATGGCGATGGATCTTCTATCGATACCGTCGTAACTGTGACTGGTCTTCAGTCTGGCGTCACAAAGTCATTCACCGCAACAATAACGAAGTAATAGGAAGGTCACTTGGCAACTTTTAAGGAAATTTCAGCCGCTGATATCCAGACCACTCAAACAGCTCTAAGCCAGCTGGTTGACGTCATTCAGACGGACATTTCAAGCTCAGCTACAAGAAAGACTTATCAGATGTTTGTTACGGCATCCACTGATGAGAACGCTGCAACTTATTCTGTTACTTCTTCTCTCTTCCAGACTGTGTTTGACCAAGACTACACACTTCAGGTATCAAATCCAATCTTTGATATGACAGTTGGGCTGTTCTACTCCAGCTCTACTGTTATGAGCTCCTCTTTGGGCGAAGATTCAAGTGGAAAGATGCTCTTCCCTTCTTGCTCAATGATGATGAGAGAGAAGGTCGACATCTACAAGATGCATGCTGGAAAGCTCTTGGGAGACAATGAGGCTGCTTTCTTCTCTCCAGTAGATTCCACTGCTACAACCGACCAGATTAACGAGGCAATATTCATCAATTTCCGTAGGCTCTTCGCAAGAGACAAGATAAAGCGAGAGACATTCGCTATGCGGATGTATACGACTGGAGTTCTTGACGGTGATGCTAATGCTTCTGCATTTGAACAGGGAATAGCAAATGGCTACACTGGTTCGAATCTTGATATCACCTCTCCAAGCGGATCTACAATCTTTACTGATGTCGGTTCATCTGCTCAGAGAAGAAGTCTGTTCGGCGGCGAAGTTGGTTCAGTAGTTGATTCTTCTGACTCTACCAAGAAGGTAGGTCTCGTATTCTACGATGCGGGAATCGTTATTCTTGATGCTGCAAAGGTCATCTGGGGAGACCAGCACGTATCAGGAACTATATCCGCTGTAACTGGTGCAGCTTCACCAGCCCTTACTGGATCAACCATAATCGGTAGGTCTTCTTTTGCTGGTTCTAATCCTGCCGCCAAGTTCATTCCTGACTTCTTCGTCTCTGCATCTATAGACGACATTGTTGACCACTTTGCAGGCACAAGATTCCAGAGCGGCTCATTCTCGGCAATGACCTTCCAGAACCAGACTCAGATTAACTCGACAATCTTCTTCTGCAGGGCAACTGCAGATGAGTTCAACTACTCAGCAAATCCAACTTTCAGAGACGCTGAGAACAGGATTGTGGTAATTGAAGAGGGCCAAGAAGACGTTCAGAGAACTTTCTCCTTCCCAACTACGATTGGTATGTATGATGCCAATAACAATCTCTTGGCGGTGGCAAAGTTCTCAAGGCCTATTGAAAAGAATGACGAGAAGGACCTTACAGTTCGCGTCCGTCTTGATTTCTGATTAAGGTGAGAAAGAATAGAAGAGAGGTTCGATAGAAAATGTCATTCGTCAGGCTTCCAGAAGACGCTTTTGACGTCTATACTGTGATTGCAAGGCCTGAGAGGTCATTTTCCTCCAGTTCCCTTGGCGTTACTGGAAGCTTGAAAGTCTTTACTCGCTCCTCTCCCATCTTGAGGTCAAGAGACATAAGCACGGGCTCTTACATAGAGAGCACTTCAAATGTTTCTACTGCTCTTGCAGACCTGCAGAATTCATCTCTTGTCTCTTCCAGCTACTATGGTTCTGCAGAGCTCTATCTTGAGTCTCTTGATGCTCTTCAAGAGTCGCCTCTCTATCAGAAATCTGTCAGCGTCTATAGGTTCTCTCCAGTAGATGACTTTGATTTTGATTTTGACCCTGACCTCACTGCTGCAACCTCCAGCATAATAAGCTCAGATTACTTGAAGAAGTCTCTTCTAAGAAATTCTGTTATCCCATACAACCGCTCAAAGTATCAGTCACTGAACTGGGGATACACAAACTATCTCAGCCTCCACTTTGCAGACGGAATAGGTCCTTCTTCTGCATCTATGATTTATCCTGCTTCAGGAAATGCTTACATCCCAGAAGACGAATTTACGATTGAATTTTTTGTCAATCCAAAATACACGGTAAATAGTGGAAGCGAGTATCAGGCAGGAACAATTTTTCATGCCTCTTCTTCTTTTGCAATTTCTATAGTTTCTGGCTCAAGGGTTGATGCCTATGGACGTCCTGATTCTTTTAGGGTCCTTTTGCAGCTCTCACAGAGCGCTGACCAATCCCCAGATTTGATAGACCTTACAGTTCCAAACAACTCCAGAGCATTCCCAGGAGACCTTGCATTCGTATCAGATGACCTCCTGATTAATCAAAATCATTGGCATCACGTTGCCGTAAGATGGTCGCCAAGCGTCAATTTCGGAACTGGTTCTTTCTTGATAGACAATGTAGTTGCTGGAGTTTTTCAAATTCCATCTTCTTCTGTGACGAGGCCACCTGAAGATGCTGAAGCCGTATTTGTCGGAGCAAGGTATGAAGGCCCAAGAACGAGCATAAATAGGCCTGGGGGTTTCTTCAATTCAAACGCTGTTTCAAATGAAGGAGTGTATGACGATTTTTCAGGCTCTTTCTCGCAGCCAACTACATTTTCAATACAAAATCAGTTCAAGGGAGAGCTTCATGAGCTGAGAATATGGAATTCATATCGAGGCTCTGACCTCATATTCTCAGGCTCTAAGATGGGCGTAGAGATTTCAGAAGACCTACTATTCTATGTCCCGCCTTTTATGTATCCAAGCTCTTCTGATAGACAATTTATCGATGATTCAGCTTTTAAGCTTGGCGTAAAGAACGGTGTTATTGGAATTGGAAGCTCCACTCCTTTCAATGAGAAGCTTGCCTTCGATATTGGAGGTCAAGAAATCAATCTTGAAAATCACACTCTTGAACTTGTTAGAAAAGTCCAACCCAGGCTTCTCTTCTTGACGGCTTCTGTTTCTCAGATTTATGCTGCTGCTTCAGTATCAACAGCTAGGGACGCCGATTCGATACTTGGATATGACGGCCAGACTGTTCGTCGCAATCTAAGCATACTTCCCTGCGATGATGGAGATTTCTATCCAAACTTTGACCTCTTGCCAGAAGATGACATCTTCCAGAATGACGATGGAGCAAAGAGCGGCCAGTATGTCAATCTCAAATTTAAGTCTCTTGAAGAATTGTATGATACCAGCGGTGGGACAACAGAGAGAATAATATTGGATGAGACTGGAGACCCCAGCTCTAACTTGGTTACTCTCTTCGACATTTCAAACATCTTCTATGGAAGCAGGATACATCCAAAGTCTCTTGAGATTACAGACACATCTTTTACTGGCTCCAATGGAACCCTCTCTATTCGTCTGAAAGACAACGGTAGGGGTCTCCTTTACAGGGCAGATGCTTCAGGCTCTCACGCCACATGGTCTTCAGTTGGGGCAGCATTCTATGAAGACGGAATTGCTGCAATTACAGCACCTTATTTTGGAAAACTATTTGGAAAGACTGACTTTTCAATAAGTCTAAGGGGGGAGAGCCCAATACATGTCCAAGAAACGCAAGTGATAGCACCATCTTGGACATTTAATTCAAGCTCAAATCCACAGTATTTGAGCCTCACATCTTCAGACTATGCGAACGACCAGTCTAATTTCGTGTATATTACTACTCTGAACCTTCACGACGAGAACTTGAATGTTGTCGGAAGAGCTTCATTCTCACAGCCAATCGTAAAGAGGGACAGTGATAGGATTATGTTCCGGCTCAAGAAGGACTTCTGATTGCCAAGAAAGAGAAGAAGAGGCAAGAGGTATCATACAGGCCAGCATAATTCGCCAAAGGGCGGAATAATGAAATATCGTTCAAACTGGGAGCTTCAATTTATGCTCTACTTGGATGGAAATGAAAAAGTTGTATCTTACTCCTATGAAGCAATTAAGATACCATACGTGAGTAACAAGAAAACTGGAAAAGTCAGAAATTATCTCCCAGACTTTTTCATAAATTGGGAAGACGGAACTTCTGAAGTTGTTGAAATAAAGCCAAAGAAGAAGCTTTCTGGCGCCCTAGTTCAGAAAAAGGTTCTTGCTGGTGAGGCCTGGTGCAGCGCCAACAAGATGTCTTGGAGAGTTGTTACTGAAGAGAGCCTAAAAGCTCTTGGGATTGTCATATGACTTTGAGGATTGGGCTTGACATATCCACAAGCTGCACGGGAATTAGTCTAATAGAAGACGAGCGACTTATCAAGGCTTCTTTTGTGTATCTCAGCGACTATGGAACTCTCTTGACAAAAGCAAATGCTGTCAAGAATGAGCTTCTCCTCTTTAAAGAAATTGTATCAAATAGAGAGCTCAAGAGCATCACGGTAGAACAACACGTCCTTGGATTTAGAGCAGGGCTCTCTTCTTCAAATACAATAGTCGCTCTTGCACGGTTCAACGGTGTAGTGTCCTACATCTCTGGAGACCTCTTTGGTCTTGAGCCAACAGCGTTGTTACCTGTAACTGCAAGAAAGGCAGTTGGAATAAAGTCCAAGAAAGGAGAGCCGATTAAGCCTATTGTTATTGCTTGGGCCACTTCGCAAGAGCCAGACTATCCTTGGCCAACAAGAGTTGTTAAAGCTGGCAAGAACAAGGGCGAGACTGTGTATGAGAAGGGCGTTGAAGACGCTTCTGATGCCTATGTTATGGCAAGAGCAGCAGCAGCCCTGAAATTATGAAGAACTTTGATTAAAGTTCATCAGCGGAGACTGTAAATTGCTGGATTTTGCTGATAGGCTTGACTTTATTCGAAAAATTCTTGGTGATTATTCTTCTGCAAAGGATGGAAACACATACTTCAAGTGTTTCAATTGTGGAACATCACCAGAAAAAAAGAAGCTTGTCCTTAAGCTCGATACAGAGCTATGGCACTGCTGGTCCTGCGAGATAAAAGGTCGCTCTATCTTTTCTCTCTTGAGAAAAGTTTCTCCACCTCACGCTAAAGAGTGGAGCAACAGGTTTTCAAACAAGGGTCGCACAAAATTTGAAGATGACCAAAAGCCGGCAGAGATTTTAGAGCTCCCACCCTGCTATCCAGTTGAAGAACTTGCCCGCTCCAGAGACCCTGATGCAGCTGCTATTGTTTCTTATCTTGAAGATAGAAATGTAAGCTTGAATACTGCAATCAGATATCGACTTATGGGAGGCTTGACTGGAAGAGTTAGGAGACGAGTTGTTTTTCCATCATATGATGCAGATGGAGATTTGAACTACTGGACAGCAAGAGCTGTTGATAAAGATGCCATGAGGTATGTAAATCCTGCAATAGATAGAAAGAGTATAGTATTCAACGAAGTAGATATCGATTGGTCAAGAGAGGTAATCTTAGTTGAAGGACCGTTTGACCTCTTGTCTGCAGGAGATAACTGTGTTCCGCTTCTTGGCTCCTCTATGCCAAGAGATTGCGCTCTCTTAAAGAGGCTGTGCGAGAATAATTCACCAGTTCTTCTAGCTCTTGATAGTGATGCAATTACCAAGTCTCATACAATTGCGAAACTTCTTTATGGCTTGGGACTTGAAGTAAGAATGATTAATCTAAAAGGTGCAAAGGATATCGATGAGATTGGAAAAGAAAAATTTTTGCAAATTGCAAAAGATGCAACTATCTGGCGACCAGAAAGTCGTCTAAGCCATCTCATTTCAAACATATCCAGCGGCTCGCTGGTCTAAGAGGTTTTTCTTATGAAGAAGAGTGTGAAAGTAGCTCATCTTGCAGACATTCACTGGCGTTCTCTTAAGCGCCACGATGAGTATCGTGCTGTATTTGAAGAATTCTTTCAGAGGATGCAAGAAGAGAAGCCTGACCGAATCTTGATTGCAGGTGATATTGTTCATTCGAAGCTGCAGGGCATTACCCCAGAATTAATCAGAAACCTTGTTTGGTGGTTCGAAGGTCTGGGTAGGATTTGTCCTGTTATCGTTGTTCTCGGCAATCACGATGGCCTAATTCTGAACCGCTCGCGCCTTGACGCGATTACGCCAGTGATTGAAGCTATCAATAACAAGAATATCATCTTCTTGAAGGATAGCTGCGTCTATCGAGATGAGCAAGTTGGCATCGCCTGGTGTAATCTTTCTTGTTTTGATGAAGAGAACTGGAAGAACATTGAGCCAACTGAAGACCTTGTAAATGTGAGCATCTATCACGGAGCTGTCCGTGGAGCGCTTGCAGATTCAGACTGGGAAATCAACCATGAGTCTGGCCTCACCATCAAGGACTTCTCACAGTTTGACTATGGAATGTTCGGAGACATTCACAAGTTCCAGTTCCTTGACCTGAAGCAGAAGTTTGCATACCCAGGCTCTACCATCCAGCAGAACTACGGTGAGTCTCAAGACAAGGGATATCTTGTATGGGAAATTTCTGGAAAGGACAAGTGGAAGGTTCGTCGAGAGGTCATTGAGTCTCCATTCCCTTATGTTACCATCGACTGGATGGGGACTGTCCTATCTACTTTTGAGGCCTGCAGGAAGCACAAGAAGGGCAGTCGATTCAGGATTGTATCGAAGAAGCAAGTCTTCCAGGAAGAGTTCAAGCAGCTTTCAGCTCTCCTTCAAGAGAGGCTAAAGTCCTCTGAGGTCATCTGGAAGCTCGTCGATGACCCGCAGGCCCAGCAGGCAGCGCAAGTCACTGCTCTCCTCCAGCGCGAGAACTTTCGAGAGACTTCTACCCAGCTTGACCTCTTGAAGCAGTTCTACGCTGAAGATAAGGATATGTCTCAAGAAGACTGGGCTCTTGCTGAAAATCTTGTGAAGAGCGCCCTATCTTCTATTACAGACCAAGAGCATCCCAGGAACACAAAGTGGACCCTGGATAAGATGACTTGGGATAATACCTTCTCTTATGGTAGTGGAAATGAAATCAACTTCCACTCTGTGTCTGGTATTGTTGGAATCTTTGGACCAAATCGAATCGGAAAGTCTTCGATTGTTGGAACACTGATGTATGCTCTCTTCAATGATACAGACCGCGGTTCTATCTCAAATTTGAATGTAATCAATACTGCAAAGGATTACTGCACTGCAAAGGTAGATTTCACAGTTGGTGCCAAGAGGTATCGTGCAGAGAGAGCAACTGTAAAGAATTCTAATAAGAAAGGTCAGATTTCTGCTCCAACCACTCTAAGTCTATTTGAGCTTGATGAGAATGGAAATGTATGTGCTGACCTCAGCGGCGAGCAGAGGAATGAGTCGGAAAAGATTCTTCGTAGCATCATTGGACGCTCTGAGGAATTCCTTCTCACTACCTTTGCATCCCAAGGTGAAATGAATCAGTTCATCAAGCAGGGTGCAACAAATCGCAAGAACTACCTCAACTCTTTCCTTGATATTGGAATCTTTTCTGAAATCCATCGATGGCTGAAGGAAGAGTCCATCGTATTTAAGTCGAAGGTGAAAGACACAGCAGTAAATTACGATGATTCTCTATCCACTGCTCGTGAGGAGCAGCAAGACAACTCTAAGAAGAGGATGAGGCTTGAGAGCGAGCTGGGTCTCCTCCGAGAGAAGATTACTTCTTTGAATGTCGTGCTGGCGACTCATAAGAATGGAGACAAGGTAACCAAGTCAGACGTTACAGCAGCTGAGAGCAGGCTCCAGAGAGCTAAGGACTCTTACAAGAAAAAGCTGGATGAAATCGATACAATCAACGGAGAGATTTCCCAATTTGAAGAGCGTCAGAGAAAGATTGAAAATCTTCAAAAGATTTTTCCAATTCAAGAGTATCGCGACGGCCTTATGGAGCTCCAAGAGCTAGCTGGAAAGTATTCCACTCTTTCTGCAAAGCTCGATAAGGAGATTATGGTCCTCAACAACCAAGCAAAGTCTGTAAAGAAGCTTGAGTCTGTTCCATGCGGCGATTCGTATCCAACTTGTATGTTTATCAAGGACTCACATCGAGACAAGCAGCTAATTGCAGAACAGCAAGCCACAATCGATAGGCTTGAGTCTTCTATTTCTGAAGCCAGCGAGCAGCTGAAGTCTCTGAAAGAAAAGGACATAGAGTCTAAAATCAAGAAATACGAGAGCTTTGTCTCAGAATACAATAACAATATTCAAAAGATGAAGCTATTGAACGATAAAATCAAGTTTCTAAATGACGGAATAATCTCAGATAGTTCTACGATATCTTCGCTTGAAACCAATCTAGCATCAATGAGGCTGAAGGTCGTCTCTGATGAATCTACTGAGGAGCTTGAGAGCCTAAAGTCGGAGATTTCTGAAACTCAGGCAAGCATCCGTCAGAAAGAGACGCAGATGACCAATATCGACCTTCAGCTGGGCCGTCTGAAGGAGAAGATTGAGAGGCTGATTTCTGATAAGGAGAGCTATGAGAGCGCCAAGAAGCGCTGGAAGGTCTTCGACAAGCTTATCAATGCATATTCCAAGAACGGAATTCCATTCAACATCCTCACCAAGGAACTTCCAAGAATCAATCAGGAGATTCACAGTATCCTGCAGGGAATTGTGAATTTCGATGTCATCCTCTCCTCACCAGAGGGCTCGAATGACCTTGAAATCTATCTCGACTACGGCGACTCTTATCGTCCAATTGAGCTTGGAAGCGGAATGGAAAAGATGCTCTCATCTCTTGCAATCCGTGTTGCTCTCACAAATATGTCTTCTCTTCCAAAGACTGATGTCCTAATCATCGATGAGGGTTTTGGTGCTCTTGACGATGCAGGAATCGAGAGCTGCAACAAGATGCTGGCTTCTTTGAAGAAGTATTTCAAGTCTATCCTAGTAATCTCTCACGTCGATGCTGTGAAGGAAGCTGTCGATGAGATGATTGAAATCAATCAAGTGAGCAAGGACTCTTATGTCAAGCACGTTTAATAGGAGGACAAAGATATCAGTTATCGTAGATGCTGAGTCTCCTCGTGTCCCCCTCTGGTGTCCAGTTTGCAAAGAAGCTATGGCAAGCTCTCTTGATATTGAATCTCATGATAGAGTAGGAGCTTGCAGATTATGTGAAGATGAAATAGTTGAAAAGAATATGTTGAAGTGGCAAGAGGGCTGGAGGCCTTCTGAAGATGATATTGCCGCTGTTAGAAAACAAAGGTCTTATTCTTTGCAAGAAAGATACTTAATACGTGGAGGTTAGTAATTATGGACCATCTGTCAAATTTGGCCAATGCTCTTCAGAGCGTCGAGGGTTCAAAAGATGGAAATGTCTCTTTGACTCATAGATTTTATGGCGATATTGTTGAAATCACTTACACAAGTGTTGTTCATTTCTCTGAAGAGAACTCTCTAAGGCTTCAGACAAACAGAGAAATTGACCGCTCTATGCAGGTAATCAATGGTGGAATGAAAATTGTCAAGGAAAACTACAAGAATATTTCTGGTGGCAAAAATCTGACTCTAAAAGAGCAGGGAACCAATGACAACATAGAAATTATTTCTGCCACTGCTCACTCGCCACGCAAGATTGCTTATTATAGGCGTCAAGTAAGATTTAGCCACTCCTGATGCCAACAGCTAAATCTTCACAATTAGACGAAATTTTGAAGTGCGGGAAAGACCCCGTCTACTTCACTAATCGCTATTGCAAGATTGCTCATCCCAGCAAGGGCCTCATACCCTTCACAACATATCCTTTTCAAGACGATTGTATGCGGGAATTCAAAAAGAACCGCTTTAATATCGTCTTGAAAAGTCGTCAGCTTGGACTTTCAACTATTACAGCGTCTTTTGCTCTATGGATGGCAATATTTCAGAGAGAGAAGAATATTCTCGTCATAGCAACAAAGATGCAGGTTGCACAAAATTTCGTGAGCAAGGTAAAGACGATGATGAAATCATTGCCTGCTTGGCTCATGATACCAACCATCGTTAATCAGACTAAGACATTAATCTCATTTTCCAACGGCTCTACGATAAAAGCAATTGGAACTTCTGAAGATGCAGGACGTTCTGAAGCTCTGTCTCTATTGATTGTAGATGAGGCCGCATTCATTAGAAATTTCGGAGAGCTGTGGAAAGGTCTCTATCCAACACTGGCAACTGGTGGTTCAGCTATCATACTCTCCACTCCAAACGGAGTTGGAAATCAATACCACAAGCTTTGGGTTGATGCTGAAAATGAGTCTTCAAGCTTCAATGCAATAAAACTCCCATGGGACGTCCATCCAGAAAGGGATGAGAAGTGGTTTGAGAGTGAGTGTCGAAACATGACAAAGAAGCAGATAGCTCAAGAGCTTCTCTGCGACTTTGCTTCATCTGGAGATACCTTCTTGAATTTAGAGGAGATGGAAAGAATTCGAGTTCAAACTCGAATACCTATCGACTCCTGGGGTCCTGATAGAGGGGTTTGGATATGGAAATATCCTATTGATGGACACAAGTATGTCCTCTCTGCTGATGTCTCCAGAGGAGATGCTGCAGACTTTTCTACTATTCAGGTTATTGACATTAATGATTCTGAGCAGGTCTGTGAATTCAAGGGCAAGATACCTCCAGACCAATTCGGAATTCTCATCTATGAGCTAGGAATAAAATACAATAAAGCTCTTGTCTGCCCTGAAAGCAACTCTTACGGATACGCTACAATAACAAAACTTAAAGATATGGGTTATCCAAATCTGTATGTAGCAGACAAGAAATACTCTTATGCTATGGAAGTCCCAGCTTCTAAGATAGGTTTCACGACCAATCAAAACACAAAAATCCAGGCTTTGACAAAGCTTGAGGAATACCTTCGGACTGCTAAGATTAAGATTTATTCATCGAGGCTTTGCGATGAATTCAAAACCTTCATGTGGTTTGGAGATACTGCAAGGTCTCAGAAGGGCTACAATGATGACTTGATTATGGCTCTTGCTATTTCTTGCACGCTCTTTGAGCCTAATCTTTCGGTAGCAGGAAGGTCTGTTAATGTTCATGCGGCAATGATTAGAGCAATGGCTGTAAATGTAAAGCAACCCCCTCCAAGCCCGACAGTTAATCCATTTTCGAATGGTTCTTCAGATTCAAGATTTAATGCGCAGCCAAAATACGTTGGAAATCTCCCGCCAGAATTTTCCTGGCTCTTCAAATAGAATGGAGTTTTAGAATATGCCGCCAAAGAGAGAAGAAAATTTATTCAGCAGACTTACGCGCCTCTTCAGGAGTGGGCCCGTAATCCGCAGGAAGATAAAGGGACCTGACCCTGGTCCTACGGCCTCTTCTGCATACTCTCTTTTCAGAAGGAATGTCTCTGATGTTTATTCAAGCACTGTCTCTGCTTATGGACAGTTCGATAGGATGTCAAGATACAGCGATTTTTCTGAAATGGAAGCAACTCCAGAAATAGCTTCGGCACTTGACATCTATGCAGAAGAGACCGCCTCGCAAGATGAGAGCGGAAAAGTCCTTCACATCTATTCAGAGAACAAGGTAATAAAGGACCTTCTGGATAACTTGTTCTATGATGTCATAAATGTCGATTTCAACCTTCCAATGTGGGTAAGGAACCTCTGCAAATACGGAGATTTTTTCACTTTCAACGATATTTCTCCAAATTACGGAATAGTGAATGTTCTTCCAATTCCGATAGCTGAAATGGAGAGAGAAGAGGGATTTGACCCAGACAATCCAATGTCTGTAAGATTCAGGTGGATTACAAAGGGAAACAAAGTTCTTGAAAATTGGCAAGTAACTCACTTTCGCCTTCTTGGAAATGATGCTTTCCTTCCATACGGAGCATCTGTAATTGAATCTGCACGCCGTATTTGGAGGCAGCTCATTCTAATTGAGGATGCTATGCTGGTCTATCGCATAGTTCGTGCCCCTGAAAGGAGAATATTCTATATTGACGTTGGCAATATCCCTCCTGAGGATATTGAGAACTACATGCAGCAGGCACAGACAAGCCTCAAGAGAAACAGAGTTACAGATAAGTCTAACGGAAAGACTGACCTTCGATATAACCCTCTTTCAGTAGATGATGACTACTACATCCCAGTTCGTGGAAGCGAGACTGGAACAAAGATTGACACCCTTGCAGGAGGACAGAACACGGCTGCTGTCGAAGATGTCCAGTATATTCAAAAGAAGCTCTTTGCCGCGCTTAAGATACCAAAAGCTTACCTAGGATATGATGAATCAATTGGTTCCAAGGCTACACTATCGCAAGAAGATGTTCGATTCTCGAGGACAATAACCAGAATTCAGAAAGTCGTCCTCTCAGAGCTCAATAAGCTGGCTATGATTCATCTCTACAGCCATGGAATTTCTGATGATGAAATCATGAATTTCCGCCTGAGCCTCAACAATCCCTCTTCTGTTGCTCAGCTCCAGAAGCTCGAGCTCATCAAGACAAAGTTCGATATTGCTGGAGCAGCTCCTGAGGGTGCTGTTGATAGGGCTTGGATTAGAAAGAATATCCTTGGTCTTACTAACGAAGAGATTGAAAGAGTCAAGGAAGGAAGGAAGCAAGACAAGCTCGAAGACAAAGAAATAGAGGCGGCCGCTGAAGAGGCTCCTGAGGGTGAAACTCCAGAAGAGACGCCTGGCGGAGAAGGAGGACCACCTCCCGAAGCGGGAGCTGAGCCTGCAGGAGGCGGCGAGACCGAAGGTGGCGGTGGGGAGGCCGAAGCTGGTGGGGAGGAAGACCTCTTTGCAGGTGATTCCCCAGAAGAGCCCATAATAAGAGAAGATGACTTTGAACTTCCAATAAAGCTATCCCATGAAGCTCGCGGAGTCTTCAACAATAGAAGAAAATTAGGAAGGAAGAGAAATTCAAGAGCTTCTAATTCTAAAGCAGATATTCCCGATTTCAAGACTATGACACTTGACAGTCGTCCTCAGAGCACTCGAAATGATCCATTTTCTTTCAGAGATACTTTGAAAACTGAAGCTGATCAAGAAGAGGAATTTGGAACATCACTTGTCGAAGAAATATTTGGAAAATCTACAGTGACTAATCCACCAAGAATGACAACAGATTTAGCTTCTGGTCTAAAGAAGCTCGGCACGAAAATAAGTAGAAATAGTTCCATAAATACGCTTCTCAGTGAAGAGCGCCTGCTATTAGACGAAGAGAGCGAAGGGGAATAGTGATATGAGTCTCAAGCACAACAAGAAGAGAAATGCAGCTCTAATCTATGAGCAGCTTATTCGTTACATCTCCAGGTCTCTGATTGAAGGTAGATACGAAAAGGCCTCGTATGCTAAGAAGGTTCTCTCTGAGCACTATGCCCGCGGCACTGAACTCTATAAGGAGTTCAGGCTATTCAACTCTATATTGAGGACTCAAGTTGATGATTCAACCGCAAGAAGGATCGTGATAGAGGCAAGAAGGGCTGCGGGTGATCACAATCCAGAAAAGCTTGAGAAAGAGAAGGGAAGACTCATTTCCTCTATCAACAGAGATCTCAACGAGAGCTCTCTCTATGATATGAGAATTCCCGAATACAGGGATCTTGCTACAATACAGCTTCTTCTAAATTCATGGCGTTCGCCAGACAAGGTATCTCCATCTGAAGTTGTTCAGCTTGAAGAGAAAGTTGTAGATATTTTAAAGCGTCAAAAATCGACTCCACCTCTGGTTGTTTCCGAGGGAGTCAATCCACTTTCTCTTAAGATAGCAAAGCAAAAATTCATTCAAAATTCTTCGAGCAACCTGACACCCGAGCAGATAATGATTATCTCCTTGTCTGCAAAGGGAAATTCTGAAGCTCTTGTTCCAATGCTCAGGAGCATTAAGGAATCTACCCTTAATAGACTGAAAGGCTTAAAGCTCAACGAAACCAGCGAGATTATTCTGTCTAAGGTTGGAACTGTTACAGAAGCTATTTCAAATCTAAGCTTTGAAGATACTTCAAGCGAAAATGTTTCGAAATTTTTAGTTCTCAATAAGCTTTGCGATGAAATCGCAGGGGGTAAAAATGAGTGAAGATAAACGTCTTCTCACTGAGTGGTCACCATTCTCATACGATTCAGACACAGTTAAATCTGAGAAAGAAAAGAATGGTGGAAAAATCATCATGAAGGGAATCCTTCAGAAGGCCAACACTCTAAATCAAAACGGCAGAATCTATCCAAAGCCAATTCTCGAGAGAGAACTGAGAAATTATCAAAAGTTCATTAAGGAAAACAGAGCTCTCGGAGAATGTGACCATCCAAATGAATCTGTGGTAGAGCTCAAGAAAGTTTCTCACATAATCAGAGAAGCCTGGATGGACGGAGATGTAGTCTATGGAAAGGTAGAGCTTCTTGATACTCCTTGTGGAAAGATACTTCAGAGCTTGGTTGAGAGCGGTGTCACACTTGGAATTTCAAGCCGCGGCGTAGGCTCTACCAAGAAAGAGGGAGACAGACAAGTAGTCCAAGATGACTTTCAGCTCATCTGCTGGGATTTCGTTGCCGAGCCATCAACTCCAGGAGCTTTCATGATGGCTGAAGGAAAGAAGGTAAATCCAAAAGATCTCGAAACTACTTTCACAAAATCAGATAGAATTGACAGAATTATGAATGAGATTATTGGCTGGGAGGAAAACAAGTGAATAGGTCAGAACTTAAGAGCATTGTGAAAGAGTGCCTCCTTGAAATTCTAATGGAGGGCGTCGCAGCAAAGCCATCCAAGCCAGCCGTAGTAGAATCAAAGCAGAGGCCAGTTCAGAAGCAAAACGACAAGGCTCAACCTGTAAAGAATAGGCCCGGTCTTGATCTCATCCTTCACGGCGCATCCTCGCGAGGCAACCAACCTCCAGCTCCTCGAGGATATGACCCTCTATCGTCAGTTGCCAAGGATCTGGCTGGTGGTAACGATGTAATGGCTTCAATTTTTGCAGATACAGCAAAGACTACTCTTGCTCAGCAGGGAATAAATGAAACTGCAAGGCCATCAAATCCAATAGTAGACACTGGAATAGACCCTTCAACTATGTTTGCTTCTAAAAATTGGGAATTTCTTGCCTTCTCTGGCAAGAATTCGAATGAGTGAAATATTTACTGTTCAAGCGTATCTCGCTTAAAGGAAGGAAATTATGAAGACACTAACCCCAGAGCTTCTTCGTCGTATCGTTATTGAAGAAATGGCTAAGATTCAGGAAGCTGAAGTGGCTGATGTAGAAGCAGAGGAAGTAGATGCTGATGAGTTGGCAGACACTCTTGAGAAGCCACTCAATTTCACCAAGCTCCTCAAGCTCAAGGAAGCCCATGCTCAGCTTGGCCGCATAATTGATGCTAAGATCAAGAGGGCCCGCCGCTGAAATTTCGAGCAACTCTCTAAAGGATTAACTGCAAATGCCAACTTACATACATCCAACAATAAACATAGTCGCGCCAACTACAAAAGCCCTAGGAAGTAGCGATACAGCAACGCTGTTGACTCTCTTTCCTGGCGCTCCCGGAGCCGTTGACTATCCTGGAACAGCTGGCGCTGCAGCCTACAAGGAGATTGCTCAAAATCTTCTTCTAACTGGAGAGACTTCAGAAAATCTTCAGGCTGGCACAGTGGATAGAGACTTTGGTGCAAATGCTTCTGATTCTGTCAGGCAGCCACCAACTTATGGAGCAGTTCCAACAGGCGGCGGTGGCCTTCCAGCTTCTGCTTGGGTTCCAAATCCAATCTCTCCAGGGCCAGGCTCGGCAGACCCAGCCGACCAGGCAGCAGCACCAGCAGGATATGGAACAACTCCAACGAATTCTCTCGCAAATCTTGGATCTTCCACTGATGTCACACAGCCCGGCCGCGATCCTAAGACTTCTTCTGACAGGATGTCTCTCGGCGAGCCTGCCAATGATTACCAGCCAGGTAGATCGACAGCAACGGCTAATTCCTGATGTCTAAGCTGTGGGAGGCAATTTCATCTCCTGCAAATTTTCCGAACTACGATTCAAGGACCGGTCTTGGCTATGCTGCTAAGACCGGTTTCCATTCTCAGAGATCGTATCAGTCTTCTTTTCCCTACAAGCAATCCGATCCTGAAAAGGAAGAGATTGAAGGAGATGAAGAAGATGATGAAGAATTAATCTGGGACCCAGAAGTAGAAACTGCAAATAGAAAGTTTCACAACAAGATCGGTGTTACTCCTTATAGAGATCCTTACTCTACAAATAAGACTGATCCATACTATTACTATGGTTCTGCAACTCCCACGGGTATGTTTGGAGAGTCTGTTGGAAAAAATAGAACTAAGGGTTCAATGTCTCCAATAGTAAATCTCTACAAAAATAAGCAAGCAGTCTCTGGAGATGGCTATGTTGGAGCATCAATTAGGCCATTTCAAACTGTTATTCACTCCTTTGGTTCTAAAAAAGGATGGAGCACAGCACCAAACGAATTCTATCCAGTTGAAAATAATACTGAAGACGATGATGGAATTTTAGAAAAAATTAAAGAACTCGTCAAAATCTATCGCGATAGCAATTTATTCAAGTAACGACGCAAATTTTGCGAATACTTAGAGGTTAGAGAGAGTCTCGAGATGTCCACACGAATCTATAAAGAGGCAATTGAAGAAGCAGGCGACCTCATCCGCATGGCTGAGGAGAATGCAAAGAACAAGCTCATTGAGGCTTTTGCGCCTCGTATTAGGGCTATGGTTGAAAAGTCTTTGTTCGAGTCTTCTGAAGAGGGCTCAGATAGAGATGACGACATGGATGACCTTCTTCTCTCTATGGAAGAAGAATCTGAAGAGGAGTCTGATGAAGATACCGACGAGGTTCCTTCTCAAGAATCACCTCCAGTTCAAGATTTTCAGCTAGAGCAGCCACCAGCTGCAGAGATGCAATCATCTGGTGTAGATCTTCACGTCCCAGCCGGCGTGAAGTCTGTAACTCTACAGATGGAAGGAGAAGATATGGAACTCACCAGTGAGTCTATTGAATCTCTGCTTAGGATAGTCGATGGTCAACCTAGCTTGCTCGATAGAGCAAAGGGTCTAAGACTTGAGCTGAAGATGCTTGGGAGGGCCCTCAACGCCCTCAATGAGGGCACCACGCCAAAGAGCGCTGCACTCCAAATCGTTGAGGAATTTAACGCTATCCTGAGGAAGTCCATTGGACTCAAGCAGGAATTGCAAGAGTCGAAAGGTGCCTCAAATGAGGCTGCTAAGATTGAGTTTTCACAACTTTTAAAGGAGATAAGTGAAATGTCCACGAGAACACTGCTTAGGAACCTCCTGAGGGAGTCGAATGACTTCTCCCTCTATGAGGCAGAAGAGGAAGAGGATCTGGTTTCTGCAGCCGAGGAAGAGGCCCCAGCCGAGGAAGAGGCCGAGGAAGAGGCAGCAGAAGAGGATTCTGATGTCGACGTTGATGCAATTAAGGCAGCCGTAGAGCAGCTTGCTTCCGCCCTTGGTATGGATCTCTCCTCTGAAGAGGAAGAGTCTGAAGAGGAAGAAGAGGAAGAGTCCCAAGAAGAGGGCGAGAAGCACGAGATGCACTACGAGATGGAAGACAAGCACGAGATGCACTACGAGGCCGATGAAAAGGCCGAAGAGGCAGATGATCTCGAGGAAGGCGAAGTAGTGTATGAGATCGATGAATCTGTCATTGCCCGCGCCCTAATGGAAGCCCGCAAGAAGCGCGCTAAGCTTGGTGAGTCTGATATGGCACATCACTTCGGCGGCGGTTCTAAGGCCAAGGATGTGAAGCTCAATGCCCTCTCCGAGAAGGAGAAGATGGGCGGCAAGCCAAAGAAGGAAGCAAAGAAGCCAGAAGATGCCGTCGCTGGCATGGAGAAGGCTGAAGAAGTTAAGCAAGAGGCACGCAATAATCGTTCCTCAGAGGCACGCCTCAATGAGGCAGTGCAGGCCGTAGAGACCCTACGTCGCCAGCTTTCCGAGCAGAAGCTATTTAATGCGAAGCTTCTCTATGTCAATAAGCTCATGCAAAATCGCGCACTCTCGGATAAGCAGTTGAAGTCTGTGGTCGAGGCAATCGACTCTGCCAAGACAATAAGAGAAGCAAAGCTCCTCTACACAAGCCTCTCAGAATCGCTGGTCACCACCGGTGGAAGGCTTGCAGAGGGTGCACGCAATGCAGGTGGTTCATCCAGGCCAGTCCGCTCGGGCGCAATGCTCAATGAATCGGGTGGCGATGTCGACCGCTGGGCAAGGCTTGCCGGGCTTGTTTCAGAGTGATTTGATTTTTAACTAACCTATAAGGAGATAAGAAAATGTCGAAGTTTACTTTAGATCAGCTCGCAGAGGGAATCCGCGAGCGCCACATGGGCCACGAGTCCAAGCGCCTCACCGAGAAGTGGAACCGCACCGGTCTTCTTCGCGGCCTGAACGGCGACCGTCGCGAGAACATGGCTCGCCTCCTCGAGAACCAGACTGCTCAGCTCCTCCGCGAGGCTAACTCCCTCGGCGCTGGCGGCGGCTCTGCTTCTTCTTCTGGCGACATCCGTGGTTTCTCCAACATCGCCTTCCCAATCGTCCGTAGAGTCTTCGGCTCCCTGGTTGCCAACGAGCTCGTCTCGATCCAGCCAATGAGCCTGCCATCTGGCCTGCTCTTCTACTTGGACTACACCTACGGCTCTAACCGCGGCGGCGGCACTGGCATCGATGGTGATACCTCCTCGGCAGCAGCAACCTATGTCACCGGCACCTCGATCTACGGCGCACCAACTGGCAAGGGCATCCAGAGCGGCTCGCTCGCAGCCGGCGGTATGTATGACCTGGCAGGTTCGGGTTTCTCGAAGGTCCACGCCTCGACCAACCTCACCCAGGCTCGCCTCCTGGCTTCTGGTTCTTATGTCGACGGTGTCACCCTCGATCCAACCCTGCTCCTCACCACCTCGGGCGCAGACGGCAAGCTCCTCCAGTTCGACCCACAGATCTCGACCTTGATCGACTCTCAGTCGGGACAGTTCCAGGCCTTCGTCATCTCTGCAGACACCACCACCTTCCCAGCCACTGCTCCTCTGGATGCAACCATGGTGAAGGACATCGCTCTGTATGTCCAGGACGGCCAGACTGTTGCAACCGTTGCAGCTCTGCCAGCATCCGTCCAGGGTGGCCAGGGTATCGTCAACGTCCGCAGGCTCAACCAGCTCGGCACCTTCTCGGGCGGCGTCTTCACGCCAAACGGTTTCGTCCAGCCAGGTGATGCAAACGCAGCCGTTCTGATGATCGTCTCCTCCTCTGTTGGTCCAACCACTGCAAACGCTGCCAAGCTTGCAGTCTCCTACGTGCAGGCCTCGACTCTGAGCGTTGAGTCTGGTGTCGGTTCCACCCTCACCATTCCAACCTTTGAGACCAACTTCGCAGTGGATCCAAGCCCAGCAATCCCAGAGATCGACATCAAGATCGAGTCGATTGCAGTCACCGCTGAGCCACGCAAGCTGCGCGCCCGCTGGTCGCCAGAGCTCGCCCAGGACCTCAATGCATACCACTCGCTGGATGCAGAGGTCGAGCTGACCCAGATCCTCTCCGAGCAGATC